AATGGAGCATTAAACGATCAAGGCAAAGAAGCATTGGTCTAATATGAAAAAGTATAAAATAACGCATAAAATAAATGCAGATTTTATTGCTGAAGTAATTGTTAATGAAAATGAAATTGATACATCAATAAATGATCTTAAAGAATATAAGAAACCTAATAGTAAATTTGAATATACTATGTTAAAAGGTACAGAAAGTGTAACCCAAACAATTTATGAAGAAGTTAATGAAGATAAAAAAGAATAAAAGGTATTAATTATGAGTGGCACATATCCTACATCTCCTGTATTTTCTTCATTAGGTTTTACTAGCCAACAAGACACTAAAATTACAACAACAGATAGTGGTAAGGTTTTTGCTACACAAATAGATGGTCAAAGATTTAAATTTTCAGCATCTTATCCACCAATGAGAAGAACTGTTTTTTCTCCAGTTATTGCTTTTATAATGAAACAAAGATCAAGAAAAGAAACATTTCAAATTACTTTGCCTGACCTTAGTGATGCAAAAGGAGATGTATCAGGAATTGTAAGCACAAGAGCAAGTGCAAATGCTGGTGCTACTTCTGTTGATATACAGAACATAACAGGAACAATTAAAGCTGGAGATTTTATTAAATTTAATACTCATTCAAAAGTTTATATGGTTGTTGAAGATGCAACTGGAGATGTTAGTAATGAAGCAACTTTGACTATAGAACCACCATTAAGATCAAATGTAGCCTCTGATGTAACTATATTATATGATAATGTTCCATTTACTGTACGACTTGCAAATGATGTTCAAGAATTTTCAACAAGTCAAAAAGATATTTATAGATTTGAAGTAGATTTTATAGAGGCTTTATAATGCCCAGAGGTTTATCTACAATACTCCAAACAGAAATTGCAAAGCAATCAATTAAACCTATTGCTTTAGTTCAAATTAAATTTCCAACTACACAAAGATTTACAAATCACTATAAAGATATTGAAGTATCTGAAATATGGGACGATGCTTTAGGCTTATGGGACGATAGAGCTGGTAATTGGGACGAAGGTATAACTTATCTTGCGAGTTCTCATTTATTAAGAATATCTGCAAAGTCAGAAAGTTCTACATTAAATGTAAATTCTTTTAATATAGAATTATCAGCAGTAGAAAGTACATTTACATCAATATTACTTAATAACAATGTTTCTAATGATGAAGTTGCAATAGATGTAGGTTTTATAAATGATAGCGAACAATTAATAGATGTATTTAATTATGCAAAAGGATTTATTGATAATTTTAGTATAGATACTAATAGTGGAATTATAAATATAAATTGCACTTCTCATTTTGGAGATTTTAGCAGAGTTACAGGCAGAAAAACAAATGAAGGTAGTCATGGTAGATTTTTTGAAAATGATACTAAAAGTTTTGAATTTTCTGCACAAACAATTAGAGATTTAAAGTGGGGTAGAGAATAATGGGTTTTTTTAGTAGTATATTTAAAGCTATAACAAGTATTGTTACTGATGTTATTAGTTGGATAATTCCTGTTCCTGATATTCCTGATATTGGTCAGAATGAATTTGAAAAAGGAATTTTAGTTAATAAAGAATCTAATAACGCATCTATTCCTGTAGTTTATGGAACAAGATTACTAGGTGGAACTAGAGTATTTATAGAAGTTGAGGGAAACACCAATCAATATTTATATATTTGTTTAGTATTATGCGAGGGAGAAATTAATAATATTTTAAAAGTTAAAGTTGATGATAGTGATGTAACCTTTGATGCAGATTTTCAACATGGTGTAACTGTAACTTCTAATGATGAAAGATTTGGAACAAATATAAAAGTACAACCATTTTTTGGTAAAGAAGATCAAGTACAATCCACATTATTAAATGAAGATAATAATTGGAATGATAATGCAAATAGAAAATTAAAAGGCATTTGTTATCTTGCTATACGTTTAGAGTGGGATCAGGACAAGTTTTCTAGCATACCAAAAATCCAAGCAGAAGTAGAAGGTAAAAAAGTTCCTGTCATAAATTCTAATTTAACTATTACAGAAAACACATATTCAAACAATCCTGTGTTTTGTTTATTAGATTATTTAACTAATGAAAAATATGGTAAAGGAATTAACTATGGAGATATTGATAGACAAAGTTTTTATGATGCCTCTGTTGTAGCAGATCAAGAAGTAACTCCTTTTAGTGGTGCAAGTAACATTCCTCAATTTAGTTTAAATTTTGTTTTAGATACAAGTAATAAAATTTTAGATAATGTTAAATTTATCCTAAGAGGTATGAGAGGATTTTTACCTTATTCAGAGGGTTTATATAGATTAGTAATAGAAACAACAGGCACATCTATTTTATCATTAAGCAAAGATAATATTATTGGTGGTGTTAAATTATTAAGTGAGAAAAAGAACTCAAAATATAACAGAATTAATATTGACTACATATCGCCAGAAAAAAATTATGAAAAAGATACTTTAGTATATCCTGAAACTGATGCAGAACATCAAACATTAAAAACAGCAGATGGTGGATTTTTACAAGAATTAAATTTAGATTTAAACATGATTACAAACCCTTATCAAGCATTACAGTTTGGTAAAATAGTTTTAAACAGAAGTAGAAACCAATTAACTGTAGAATGTACTGCAACTTATGAAGCTATGAACTTAGCAGTAGGAGATATTGTAGATTTAACAGATGATATATTAGGCATGAGTGCTAAACCTTTTAGAGTAATTGGTTTGTCTATTAACTTTGATTATACTGTTCAATTATCTTTAGTAGAGCATCAAGATGCGTGGTATGTGTTTGATGAAAAGCAAGAAGTCGCTATTGTTCCTGATACTAATTTACCAAATCCATTTAGTGTAAGACCACCAGCAAATATAACTTTGAGTGATGAATTAATTGCATACAATGATGGTACAGTTATTGTTGCTTTAAATATTGCTATAACACCTTCTACTGATAATTTTGTTTATGAGTATCAAGTAGAATATAAAAAATCTACTGAATCAGAATATAAAGTTCATGCAAAAGGTTCTATATTAAATCAAAGAGTTTTAAACGTAATTGACCAACAACGATATGACGTGAGGGTTAAAGCTATTAACAGTTTAGGAGTATCTTCTACTTATATAACAGAAACAAATTATTTAGTTGTAGGTCAAGTTGCACCACCTTCAGATGTTGAAGAATTTTCTGTAAATATAATTGGTAAAGAGGCTCACTTATCATGGGAACAAATAGCTGATCTTGACCTTGCATATTATCAAATTAGATATTCAACACTATTAACAGGTGCTAGTTGGCAGAACTCTGTATCATTAGTAGAAAAAGTATCAAGACCAGCAACATCAATTTCAGTTCCAGCTTTAAAAGGAACTTATCTTATCAAAGCATTTGATAAATTAGGAAATGCTAGTGTTAATGCTTCTTTAATTAATACTAATATTGCACAAATTGGAAACTTTAATGCAGTAGTAACACAAACAGAAGACCCAACATTTAGTGGAACAAAAACTAACTGTAGTGTTGTAGATGGCACTTTAAAATTAGACAGTATAGCTTCAGATGGTATTTATGAATTTAGTTCTGTTATTGATTTAGGTGGAATATTTACAAGTAGAGTTACAGCAATATTAGAGCAATTTTCTGCTGACCCTGATTATTAGAGCAATTTTCTGCTGACCCTGATGATTTATTTGATGATGGTAGAGGATACACAAATTTTGAAGATGTACCTACTAATATATTATTTGATGGTGCAATTCCACAAGGTGCAAAAGCTATATTACAAATAGCAATTTCTGATGATAATGTAACTTATACATCTTTTAAAAATTTTGTAATAGGAGATTACACAGCACGTTATTATAAATTTAGATTAATTTTATCTTCAAGAGATGCTAGTTCAATTCCTGTTGTATCAGGTTGTGAAGTTGTGGTTGATATGGAAGACAGAGTGATAAGTGGAGATGACATAGCAAGTGGAACAAGCACAAAATCTATTACATTTTCTAGTCCTTTTAAATCTACTACTTATGCGATTGGAATATCTGCTCAAAATATGTCCTCTGGCGATTTTTATGAAATTACTAACAAAACATCATCTGGCTTTGATATTGCTTTTAAAGATAGTAGTAGTACAATTATTGATAAGACATTTGACTTTATTGCAAAGGGGTACTAAAAGAACTTATGGCTCAACACGATTATGTAATAGCAAACCAACCATTTCCATCATATAGGAATGACCACAATAACAGCTTATCTGCTGTTGTTTCTAAAAATAGTGGTGCATCAGAACCTTCAACAACTTATGCTTATCAATGGTGGTATGATACAACAAATGATATTTTAAAAATAAGAAATGCTGATAATGATGCTTGGATTAACTTTGCGTCATTCGATCAAAGTAATGATAATTTTTCTTTAACAGTACAAGATTTAACAGTTAATGGAACTGGGGTAATTCCATCAGGAACTAAGATGTTATTTCAACAAACATCTGCACCAACAGGATTTACTAAATTAACAACACATAATAACAAAGCATTAAGAGTAGTAAGTGGAACAGCATCTACAGGTGGAACTAACTCTTTTACAAATGCTTTTAATTCTTCAAAAACTGTAAGTGGTACAACAGGAACTTCATCTGTTACTATTTCAGGAACTACTGCATCACATACTTTAACAGTTGACCAAATTCCATCACACACCCATACACATCCAGGTTGGCAAATGACAGAGGGTATTAGACACCAAGATGGAACAGATTATATTCCACAACGTGGAGATCAAGGTGGTGCTAGTGGAACTTATACTTTCTCAAGCACAGGGGGAAGTCAAGGTCACACTCACAATATTAGTGTTACATCAGGAAGCCACTCACACACATTTAGCGATAGTTTTAATTTAGATGTTCAATATGTAGATTTAATTATAGCAGAAAAAGATTAATGAAATTAGAAATTAAAGATAATTGTCCATTAAATAATTTTAAACCTTGTAAAAAATTTGATTGCAATTGGTTTATACAAGTAAGAGGAACAAATCCTCAAACTGGAAAAGAACAAGATGAATATGGTTGTGCAATTTCTTATCTTCCGTTATTAATGATAGAAAATTCACAACAAACAAGACAAACAGGTTCTGCTATTGAAAGTTTTAGAAATGAAATGGTACAAGCAAATTTGAACTCTATGAAAGTATTATTAAGTAATAAAGTAATGCAAAAAATTGAAAAAAAGGATAATATATAAAAATGGCACAAGATGGAACAACTGCTGGTGGGTCTAGTTATACTATAGATAATGTTACGTTTCCTGTTGGAAGAACGAAACTACAATCTATATTTGATGCTATTCGTAGTACCAATATAGGAAATACTGCACCTGATCTTGTTGCTGGACAATTTTGGATTGACAA